ATCAAAGCCGGAACACTAGCTCAGGCAAAACAAATTGCGCTAAAACAGTTAGGGCCAGGAAAGAAATTTCGTTTCTGCATGACATACGGAACTAAACTAGGCCCAGCTAAACCTAACCAAGCTGGAATGGAAAAACCCCAAGATAATTTTAGTAGATTTGGCGGCGCAAATGTAGTTAAACCTGCGGAGAAAAAATAATGAACGCAGAACAATANCGCGCACTAGTTAATAAANTAGAAAGCATACAACAACTTAACGAATTAGCCTACGGCCAAGAAGACCCTAACAATCCAGGTTTTATGTGGGTTCCAGCTGATGGTACTACTCCGCTTGGAGACGGTAGCAAACAAATGATTCGATCAGGATCTGGCGGATATTGGAATGCTAAAAAAGTTCCAATTGTAAAACCAGAAGTTGCACCGGCAGTCGTCGCCCCCGCAGTTGTAGAACCAGAAAAAGTAGCCGAACCACCCGCAGTTGTAGAACCAGAAAAAGTAGCCGAACCACCCGCAGTTGTAGAACCAGAAAAAGTAGCAGAAAAGGAGCCAGAAGTTTTTCAACCACAAATTGCTCCTACTAAGAAACTGCCATGTGATCCCGATACACTAGCTAAAATTAAATACATGCCTAGTTTCAATAAAGCATTTGCGGCCGCTCGTGCTGCCGGATGTGAAAAGTTTGACTGGTGCGGAGTATACACTACACAAGTAGAACAAGCTGGTATGGATACTATCCCAGCGGCTGTGGGTAACCCAACAATTTATGCCCAAGGTATTAATATGGCAGTGAATAGAGCAAAACTTAAAGGCGTTCTTGCCCAAAGCGGCCCTTACACACAGAAAGATGTTGCTAAGGTTGTAAAAGGATTGCAAGACGGCACAATTGGATACCAATTAGATCCAAAATCACACAGTACAAGTGAAATTGAAACTTTTACTAGAATGCTACGTGACCAGTTACTCAAAGGTGATAAACGTGCAAGCGGCGACTTTAAAACACCACTTGATCAACGAACATTCCCAGCACCAAAGAAATAAGATTTCGTCAGCAGTATCAAAAAGGGCTCTTCGGAGCCCTTTTTTTGTGTAAATAAAGTTATGGCAAAATCATTAGAAGGCGTCTTAGTAAAAAAAGCGCATACAAAAGAAAAGTTTAACGAAGAGCAAATAACAGACTTGTTAAAGTGTTCCGATCCTACCAACGGATACTTATACTTTTCTCAAAACTTTTTCTATATTCAGCATCCTGTAAGAGGAAAGTTGTTATTTCAACCGTATGAATATCAGGAAGGGTTATTATCAAGTTACCACGATTTTAGATTCAACATAAACATGTTGCCACGACAAAGTGGTAAGACAACATGTGCATCAGCATACTTGTTATGGTTTGCCATGTTCCATCCGGACCAAACTATTCTAGTTGCCGCGCACAAATATACAGGCGCACAAGAAATTATGGCACGTATCCGTTATGGATATGAATTATGCCCTGACCACATTCGATGTGGTGTGACGAGCTATAACAAAGGCTCAATGGAGTTTGACAATGGATCACGTATTGTTTCTGCTACCACTACTGGTAACACTGGTCGTGGTATGTCCATATCACTTCTTTATTGCGATGAGTTTGCATTTGTGCAACCTAATATTGCTGAAGAATTTTGGACGTCAATATCACCAACACTAGCAACTGGCGGTAGGGCAATTTTAACTTCAACACCTAACAGTGACGAAGATACGTTTGCTATTATTTGGAAAGAGTCACAAGATAAATTTGACACACACGGAAACGAGCGTACTGATGATTTAGGACGCAATGGGTTTCACGGATTCCGTGCAGANTGGAATGAACATCCAGATCGTGACGAAGCATGGAAAGCTGTTGAAATGGGACGTATTGGCGAGGAACGTTTCCGTCGAGAATATGGGTGCGAGTTTTTAATCTATGACGAAACATTAATTAGCTCGCTTAAACTAACAGACATGCTAGGCAAAGAACCTGCCTTTAAGATGGGACAAGTACGCTGGTATAAAAAGCCAACGCCAGGCAACACTTACCTTGTGGGATTAGATCCTAGTTTAGGTACAGGTGGAGATTATGCAGGTATTCAAGTATTTGAATTGCCCAGTATGATACAATGTGCAGAGTGGCAACACAATCTAACTATTATACAAGATCAAGTTAGGATTTTTCGAGATGTTGTAAAGTATATACAAGAAGAGATCGGACACGAATACAGTAATAACATTTATTGGTCAGTAGAAAATAACACCCTAGGAGAAGCCGCCCTAGTAGTTATTGCTAACTTAGGCGAAGAAACATTCCCCGGATTGTTCTTAAGTGAGCCAGTACGCAAAGGGCATGTGCGCAAGTTCCGCAAAGGATTTAACACTACACACGGTAATAAGATTTCAGCTTGTAGTAGATTAAAGTATTTTATTGAAGAAAACAGGATGATTGTACACAGTAAGATGCTAATAAGTGAACTTAAAACATTTATTGCCGCGGGTGTAACCTTTAAAGCTAAAGAAGGACAACACGACGATTTAGTTAGTGCGCTATTGCTAATAGTGCGTATGACTGTAATTTTAGCAGATTGGGATCCAGCTGTATTTGATAAACTCAGTATAGAAGGCCAATTAGACGATGATTGGGAAGCTCCGCTACCAATATTCATTTCCAGTAATTAGTGATAAATACAACATGAATGCAAATTTAGATAAGATTGCCCAAGACCTTTACGGTAAAATACAAACACGCTTCCCTAATATCCAAATGGGGGACGAAAACGCCGGTGTACTAAGCAAAAAGGAAGATATTCCTAATGCTCGATTCTTTGAGTTTGAATACGAAGAAAACGGCGAATCATTAGGCACTATTGCTATTACCCTTGATGCCCAAGACGGGATTGTGCTACAAGTTAGCGGCGATTTAGTCAACGATAACAGCAACACAACGCACCACAGTGCGTACAAGTTTATCCGCGGTTTTAGATCATTTGCAAAAGACAGATTATTAAACTTCGATGTGCAAAACATCGGTAAGAGCAACTTAGACAAACGAGACTACGAGTTTCAGGCCAAACGTAAGGAAAATGCCATGCCCGCAATTATGGAAAACAAGATGTACGGTAATGCCCGTATGAGTTATCAAGATTTAGGCGAAAATGCTAGACTAGTTGTCAAGCACACACAGCCAATCAATATGGAACTTGCCGCCGGACGTACAATGCACATTGATAGCATTTACATCGAAAACGCACAAGGCGAACGATTCCGTTACCCAGCAAAGCATTTAAATGGTGCTCGTGCATTAGCAGAGCATATCAAAGCAGGCGGCAATCCATACGATCCAATTGGCAAACACATTTGCAGTCTAAGTGAAGAACTAGCAAGCCTACGCAAGTTCAAAGGTTATGTTAACCGCCAAGAACAAGTNAGTGAAGCAATGGGCAGTGTTACTGATCGTGTNCTAGAACGCATTGAACAAATTAAAGAAACTATCCACAANTTACAACGTCCAGCATATTATCAATCATTTGTAGAAACATTTGAAGCTCAAGAAGAACAAATGATTCCTGAAGAAATTGCAAATGACCTAATTGACCGTTTGACAATCCGCACATTTAACGAAGAATTAAAAGCAGTATTCCCGTACATTTATAAGTTTGTNGANGAGTCANAATTAGATGTATTAGAAATTGGTGTTGACGAATTACTAAGCGATGCATACAATCCTAACTCAGTAGATGCTGAACATCGTCGTAGTTTAGAAAAATCGCAGGAAGACAGCTTAAAGAAAAAAGCAGAGGACGGGGATGAGTCAGCTAAGAAGCGGTTGCAAGCATTAAAAGATAAAAAAGAACGTATGCGTAACGATTACAACGATCGTATGGAGCGCGAATCCATAGATCCTGAACTAGCATACGAAAACTTCATGAATGATATCGTCCGTGAAGATAAAGACGAACTGTTTAGTCCTAATAAGTCAGCTCAACAAACAGCTATCAAACAATTAAACGATATTTTATCACAACCGTTNATGGGCGGCCCACAAGGNATCAATGCTATACAAAGCCTTAAAGGATTAATTGATGATCCTGAATTTTTACAATCGTTGCAAGACATTGATCCAGAGTTAGATATACGTCCATTAGTACAACAGTTTATTTTACAAAAAGACCCAGAACTATCAATGCGATTAAACTTCAGTGGTGAAGATAATGAAGCACCTGCTCCAGCAGCACCTGCTCCGTTAGCGCCTGCTCCAGAAGCACCACCAGCGCCTGCTCCAGAAGCACCACCGGCTGAAGCACCACCAGCTGAAGCACCACCCCCAGCTCCAGTAGCTGAAGCTACAGATGATAGTCCTCCATGGGATGTAGATCCTAAAGAGAAAAAGTCTAAACCAACAACACCGGGCAAGCACGGTCAGGGTTACAGCCAAGCACGTCACCTAGCACGTCAAGGTATGGCAGATGCTATGAAGAAAGCGGTCAAAGCTGGTGCAAAATTAGAAACTCAATTAGACTTTGGTCATGGTGTTAAAACTATCCAAGAAATTCTAAGCGATTGCGGAATGAGTCCTCAAGATGTTGGTATGGAAATGCCCGTTGAAGGCGGATTGCCAGCAATGCTAAAATTTATCAGCGGCTTTTATAACAAAGACGAAGGTAACTTTCCATTAGGCGGTATGCGCATTAAAATTAAAGTTAAAAAAGGTTTTGAAGATGGTGAGTTTGGCGAAGCTAGCGATGATGACTTGATCAAAGTATTAAAGTTCATTGACATGAAAGATCCAAGCGACGAAGCAGATCATCATGAACAACAACATGTCTTAAAGTTAGCAGGTGTTAGTCCACAACCACAAATGCATGAGCCAGAAGCACACGTTAGTCCTATTAGCGGACACTCTGATGCACATGCCGATAGTCTAGCTAGAATCATGCAGTTGGTAAGTAGATAATCATGAGCACACCCAACATACTACGCCGTTACATGGACATACTGGCAGAAAGAGTCACAATGAATCCAGATGGTACTACGTCTGGTGGGTTTAAGCCCAACCCAGTAGATCCCAACGCACCTGTGGATCCCAGACATCAAGCCATGCAACAAGCCAAGGATCAAGCGGATCAAGCATATAATGCATGGGTTGTAACTCGCCCCAAAACAGCAGATGGACGCCTTATGCCAGCCAACTTGAATCCTGCCGCAGTTGAACGGGTGTTGGCTGGAGAAGATCCCAACACAGTTATCAAGGGTCGTAGCCAGCTGGGAGCATTTGGCACTGACCCCTCACAGTACAAAACATTGGCACAGCAGTATCTAGCATGGTTGGCCAAACAGCCCGCTAAGTTTGATAATATGGATCCCAAGTGGGATTCTCCACCTCCGGCAGCGGCAGCACCTGCTCCCGCCGGAGCAATTAATATCAATGTGCAAGGTACTCAGCAGGCCGCTAAACTTAAAGCATATAACGATGCCAAGGCTGCTGGTGCAACAGAAGAACAAGCACAAAACGCAGAAGCAGCCGCAGGAAATCTTGCTGGTGCTGAAGCACTAAGTAAAGTTGATATAAACGATCCGTCTACATACGTTAATAATCCTAGATCTAACACCGGCCCAAGTTCTGAAGCAGAACGTCAACAATGGATACAAGATCCTACAAAGACTGCTACAGCAACGGCGCCTGCGGCGGCACCTGCCAAAGCTCCGTACAAGGGCAGTGCAGGCGCCCAAGAAATTCAAAAGTTAAATCCAGCGATTATAGATGTTAATCGAATACAAGTTGGACAAAAACTTAAGATGCCCAACGGTCAACCAGATTATATTGTTAAGCCGGGTGATACATTAGATAGAATTGCCAAAGGTGTAAAACCAGCTCAAGGTGCGATGTCTGCAAATGTAGCACCAGCCGGGCAACCAGCCGCAACTGCCGCTAATCCCGCATTAGGTACTATAAAAGGCGCAACCCAGGCAATCCCAACAGTAGCACCGCCAGCAGGTAATCCAAGCGGAGTAGGAAAGAATGCAACATATACGACAGATGAAATTGCGGCGGCCCGCGAAGCATTAAAGGATCCAAAACTCGGCGCAAGGGACAGGGCATTTTATACTGGTATGTTAGCAAACCAACCAAAAGCAGTTAAAGAAAATACCGGATACGACGAAGTTGAGCGTATTGTGAGTTTGGTACATTACAGATAAAGAAATATTATGAAAACTCTTCGCGATTATATAAATCTAATAGAGGATGCCCAAGCGCCAGTTCAAGCACCTGCAGATCCAAATAAACTGCTGGTGTTTATTAATTTTGCCAGCGGTCAGGGCAACAAACAGTATGATTTAACAAGCATCATGCAAAAAAATGGTTGGGTTGGAACTCCTGCGCAAGTTATTAATCAAGCTGAAAAATGGTTAAGTGATTTTTTAAGACAACGCGGCGATCAGTGGACTGGTGCAAACTGGTCTTATAAAGGCCAATTATTGAGAGCAAGCCAAGTTGGTGATGCTGGCGCCGCTGACGAGTGGGCCGATGAAATTAAAAACTCATTTAAGAAATAATTGAGTAAAATACTCATATTTAAAGCAAGATTTCTCTTGCTTTACTAAATAAAAGTGCGTATACTATGTATATGCACTTTTTACTTTAAGGTAGATCCGTAAAGTAAACAAAGGCAAATGAAGTAAACAAAGGCTTATATAAAGGAGAACTACTATGGCAACTTTGGCTGAAATTAGAGCAAAACTTAAGGCATCTGAATCAAAAGGTTCAGGAGAACGTACAGGCGGTGATAATTCAATTTATCCGTTCTGGAACTTAAAAGAAGGCGATGAATCCGTTCTGCGATTCTTACCCGATGGTAACACTGACAACACATTTTTCTGGGTTGAACGTGCAATGATTAAATTACCATTCGCCGGCATCAAGGGTGAATCAGAAAGCAAACCAACTATCGTACAAGTACCATGCGTTGAAATGTATGGCGACACTTGCCCAATACTGTCAGAAGTTCGCGGCTGGTTTAAAGACCCTGCACTTGAAGATATGGGTCGTAAGTATTGGAAGAAACGCAGTTACATTTTCCAAGGATTTGTAACTGAAGATGGTTTGAATGAGAAAGAAAAAGCAACAAACCCAATCCGTAGATTTATCATCGGACCTCAAATCTTTACATCAATTCGTGCGGCTTTGGTCGATCCAGAATTGGAAGATTTGCCAACTGACTTCACAAACGGTATTGACTATCGTATGAAGAAAGGTAGCAAAGGCGGTTATGCTGACTACTCAACTAGTACTTGGTCACGTCGTTCACGTCCGTTGAACGAACAAGAACAAGAAGCTATTAAAGAGCACGGCTTGTTTAACTTGTCAGACTTCCTACCTAAAAAGCCAAGTGAAATTGAGCTTAAAGTAATGAAGGAAATGTTTGAAGCATCAGTTGATGGCGAACCATATGACATGGAACGTTGGGGACAGTATTTCAAACCAGCTGGCATGAGTCAGAACACAGGTGATCCACAAAAGACATCTACTCCTAAAGCCGCACCTGCTCCAGCGGCATCACATGATGATGAAGATGACACACCTGCTCCAAAAGCAACTGCTCCGGCAGTGGCACCTAAAGCAGAAACACCAAGTGACAGTGGCGGCGACAGTCGTGCCGCAGACATCTTGGCAATGATTCGCAATCGTCAGAAGTAAAAACGGCTTGGGCCTCTGCAATCTAGTTGTACGCCCAGGTTATCTATTAGGAGAAAAACAATATGGCAACGAAAGCATTCGATCTTTCAAAATTTCGTAAAACCTTGACCAAGGCAATTGACGGTCTAGGTGTAGGATTTAACGATCCTACAGATTGGGTTAGCACAGGTAACTTTGCGCTTAACTATCTGATCAGCGGTGACTGGAACAAAGGTATTCCTTTGGGTAAAGTTACTGTATTTGCTGGCGAATCTGGTGCCGGCAAGAGTTATATATGCTCAGGCAACATTGTCAAACACGCACAAGAGCAAGGAATTTATGTTATCTTAATTGATAGCGAAAATGCACTTGACGAACAATGGTTGAAAGACCTCGGTGTTGACACTAGCGAGAGCAAACTACTAAAACTCAACATGGCCATGATTGATGATGTGGCTAAAACAATCCATGAATTTATGGACGAGTATAAAGCAATGGCAGAACGTCCTAAGGTCATGTTTGTCATAGACTCACTGGGTATGTTGCTTACCCCTACTGACATTAACCAGTTCCAAGCTGGTGATATGAAGGGTGATATGGGCCGTAAGCCAAAAGCATTAACCTCATTAGTTCGTAATTGTGTTAACATGTTCGGTACTTATAATGTAGGCATGGTTTGTACAAATCACACATACGCAAGTCAAGATATGTTTGATCCAGACGACAAAATATCAGGCGGACAAGGGTTTGTTTACGCATCTAGTATTGTTGTTGCAATGAAAAAGCTGAAGTTGAAAGAAGATGAAGACGGTAACAAGGTTTCAGAAGTAAATGGCATTCGTGCTAGTTGCAAGATTATGAAAACTCGTTACAGCAAGCCATTTGAAACACTTCAAATTAAAATCCCATACACAACCGGTATGAATCCTTACAGCGGCCTAGTAGATATGTTTGAAAAACAAGGTCTACTAAAGCAAGAAGGTAACAGACTCAAGTGGAATGATCCTGAGACTGGTGAGGAATTCAAATTCTATCGAAAAGAATGGAAAGATGATAAATTAGATATGATAATGGCGAAATTCCATATCAAGCCTGAAACAACAACTACCATTCCTACGGAGATAGATGAAAATGTTGAATGAAACACAAATTGGTGATGTCTGGTTACTATTCGCAGACTATATTGACAAGAAGCAACTAGAACTTGTAGCTGAACGCTATGTAGATTTATTGGCAGATCACGGTGTTAGTGACAAAGTGTTGCAAAGTGCAACCGGCGTCGACGACACTTTAGATTCTGCTATTGAATACTATCTTGATGAAGACGCTGAAGACGAAGATTATAAAGAATTGGATTTCTAATGGGTTGGTACGTTAAAGTTAGCAAGGATATTTCTTATATTCCTGACGCTGTAGATTTCTACAATACTGAACTAATCGATGCTCGTAAAGAGTGTTGGATTACCGGTAATGTTGAAAGAGCGGCCGCGTCAATGCCTGGGATTGTAGAACAACGTTTCAGTCAACTACAAGAAATTGAGGCAATTTTAGAGTACCTTAACATTGAACTTCGCAGACTTAAGAGTCAGCATTTTAGAAAGTATCTTGAAAACTATCAAAGAGCACTAAGCTCAAGAGATTGTGAAAAGTTTGTTGAAGGTGAAGCAGACGTTGTTGATTTTGAAAAAATTATCAACGAGTTTGCTTTACTTCGCAACAAATGGCTAGGTATTACTAAAGCACTAGATCAAAAACAATGGCAGATTACTAATATTGTCAAATTGCGTGTTGCAGGGATGGAAGACGCTTCATTGTGAAGATAGTACTAGTTACTGGCGGGTTTGATCCAATCCACAGCGGTCACATAGATTATTTTAATTCTGCTAGGCAGTTGGGTGACAAACTTGTTGTTGGTTTAAACAGTGACAAATGGCTGTCTCGTAAAAAAGGTCAACCATTTATGACATGGCAAGATCGTTTTCAAATTATTAAACATTTAAAAATGGTTGACTTTGTTATCAGTTTTAATGACGATGACAATAGTGCTAAACTTGCAATTAAATTAGTCCAACAAACTTTTCCCGATGACATTATTATCTTTGCCAATGGCGGTGATCGTACCCAAGACAATGTTCCCGAACTTGATGTTGCTGGTGTAGACTTTGTATTCAATGTAGGCGCAAAAAAAACAACATCTAGTAGTACTTTATTAGAGTCCTGGACATCTGCACATCACTAATCAATTCGCCCAAACGAATACTAATAGGCCTTAAATAATATTGAGGCCTATTTTTTATTCAAATGGTTGACCTTTGACAAATTACCATGTATACTAGTAATATGACGACTATAGATAAACTTTTAATTAAAATTGTAAATCAATCGGATCCTTCAGTTGAAGAAGTTATACCAAAGAGAGATGCTAGGGTATTGCGTAGCCTAGCAACGGCAATTTTAACACCTGGATTTATCACAGAAAATCAAAGTAAACTACTAGTTAAGATTTTAACTGAACATACTGGTAAATTTGTGCAAAATTTAGACGAACTTGTTGAGTCGTTAATAACACCAAGTTGGTCTAAACTTTTTAGAGAAGTTGATAAAACTAAAAAAATGTATATTTCATCGGCTGAGCCGTTACTTGTCATCGAATTTGCATTTTCTTCAATTATGCGGAAATCAGTAACATCTAGTGTTAAAAAAATCAGCGGTCTGGTACAGGTAGCAAGTGGCAAAGTATACTCCGCCGACCTGACTGAAGAAAATATTGAAACACTGGTCGAACTACTACAACCAATGGGTTTTGAAATAGAGGAAAAAATCCTGGATTTTTACAAAATCATAAAATCTTGGGAAAAAACTGAAGTTAAGAATCAGTTCTTATTAACTAACATTACGCACAGCAACTTTCAAAAACAAATTACGGCCGACTTGGGTATTAGTACTCCAATTGACGATAACGTCATTAGTGACCGAAGTACTAGGTACCAATATTTTCATGAAAAATCCGGAAAAAATCCGGAAAAATTGACCGAAATTTTAGCCTATCGAAATTCAACAAAGGTATGGGTTGATAGAAATAAATGGTCATTAGACGAAATTATTTTTAGCTTAACAGAGTTAAAACGATTGCCGGTGTTGGTTGTCTTTGATAATAACGATCCTAAAAAATGCCTGGCTGAGATGGCAATTTTACATGAAAGTTTAGAAAATAATTCAATATACGATAATGTTGGAATTTATTTTAGATTACCAAACGACGAGGTCGGAAGTCAGTTTAATAAATTTATTAGTGAACATAGTTACAACTGTCAACTTGATAATACGACAAAAGTAGTTGGGGTGCAAAATGGAAAAATTCCGAAATTTTTCCTAAAAAATGAATGGCGGCCGATGAGTGTCATTTCTGTGGGAAATACGCTTCGCCAAACAAAAACATCAGTGTATGCAAACTTATGCGACTTAATAATTTCACACACTGACACACAACCAATTATTGAGACAAGGAACGTATGGGAGTAAAATTAGTTATACGAGATGAGGTTAATATTAAATTTGAGAATCTTCCATTAGATGCTCGAAAAAAATTAACTAATACATTTAAGTATGAAAATCCAACTGCACGTTATCAACCTGCGTACAAATTAGGACGTTGGGATGGTATGGTCAGTATGTTTGGTCTTGGTGGTAACGGCTATTTGAGCCAGCTAGAAAAGTGCCTAGAAATACTTGCAAGTTTACGTGTACATATCGAAGATGTCGAAGACTTGCGTACCACTGGTCAAATTGAATTTAAAGAAATTACAAATACTTACTGGGCAGACCAAGGTAAGGTATGGCCTAAAGGACATCGATTTGCAGGGCAACCTATTACATTACGTGATGACCAAGTTGAGGTTGTAAACCGATTTTTTACCAATACGCAAGCACTACAAGAAGTAGCAACTGGTGCTGGTAAAACTATTATGACAGCAACATTAAGTCACTGTGCTGAAAAATACGGACGTACTATTGTAATTGTTCCTAACAAAGATCTTGTTACACAAACAGAAGAAGATTATATTAATGTTGGACTTGATGTTGGAGTTTACTTTGGCGATCGAAAGGATCTAGGTAAGACTCATACTATCTGTACATGGCAAAGTCTCAATGTGTTAGATAAGAAAAGTAAGAACTGGGACTTAGAAAATGCAATAACATTGGCAGAGTTCCTTGACGGTGTTAAGACAGTAATTGTTGACGAAGTACATATGGCCAAAGCGGAAGTGTTGAAGAACTTGCTTACACAAAACCTAGCAAATGCACCTATTCGTTGGGGACTAACTGGCACTGTTCCTAAAGATGATTTTGAAGCACAACCTATATATGCTAGCATAGGCCCAGTAGTTGGCGGCATTAAAGCTCACCAATTACAAGAGATGGGTGTGCTTAGTAACCTGCATGTAAACATTGTGCAGATGATAGATTTACCAGAATTTAAATCATACGCAGAAGAATTAAAATATCTTGTTACTAGCCCCGAGCGATTAGCGTATATTGCAAAAATAGTTAAAGGCTTATCAGAAACAGGCAATACATTAGTTCTGGTTAACAGAATTGATTCAGGCAAGCAACTAATAGAATTACTCGATGATGCTGTTTTTATTTCAGGCGAAGTAAAAGGCACAAAGAGGACCGAGGAGTACAAAGAACATGCAACAAATGATAACAAGATTACTGTGGCGACTTTTGGTGTGGCCTCTGTTGGTATTAATATCCCAAGGATTTTTAATCTGGTTCTTCTTGAACCCGGAAAGAGCTTTGTCCGTGTTATACAAAGCATTGGGCGAGGCATTAGAAAAGCAGAAGACAAAGACTTCGTACAAATCTGGGACATAACCAGTACTTGTAAGTATGCAAAACGGCACCTTACAGCGAGAAAGAAATTTTACAAGGATGCCAAGTATCCGTTTACTATTACTAAAACGGACTGGCAAAAATAAAGGAATTATGCAAATATTAACATTAGATAACAAGACTTTTTCATTAAACAATCTACCCGACGAGGTAGATGATAGTACTAGATTTGCAGTTCTAGATAACAGTGACCCTAAAGAACCCGATTTCTTTTTTATGCCGTTAATCTTTCTTGAGAGTTTTAATGCACCTGCCATGGTATTAAGGATTGGCGAAGATGAAGTAACAATGCCCATTGATTGGTGTATTGCAGTGGGTGATAGTAGCTGTGCTACTGACATTGAAATTCTACCTTTAACTAGTTTAAATGACAGAGGATTTGAAGCACTGGTGTTTAATCCGTTGAGCTCGTTTAGGGTAGAGTTTAAGAAGATCGAAATTGTAAATTTTTATAACGATGTTAAATGGTATTTTCCAAAGATGAAAAATGGACAACTATTAGCAGTACCGACTCGCTTTAAAGAACAACCAGATTGTGCTTATTTTGTAAAAGAAATTAGCAGACAAAGTGAGATAATTCAGTTAGATAAAATTCTATAATGTTTAAAGATATTGTCATCATTAACGATGCTATTCCAGTAGCCCAGCAAATAGAACTTGAAACTTTATTTACTGGGCCTACTATCCCATGGAGCCTAGTGCCGCCTGGCGAAGAGCATAATTCAACAAGCCTATCCACTAAAGACTCAGTTGATTATACTCAATTTGTACACTTAGTATTCTGGGATGAACACAGCATTGTATCTCCATCGTTCCCATTAATGGTTCCTATACTTTCTGCAATGCCTATCAATATCAAACAGTTACTTAGAATCAAAGCCAACGTTACATTGTCAAATAAAAATCGTCCATTGGATAGCTATGGCATGCCACATGTTGATTTTACTCCGCCGGTAAAAGGACTTGTGACAGCAATATACTATATTAATGACAGTGATGGCGATACTGTAATGTTTAATCAACTTGGCGATAAGTTATTGCCAATTCAAACAATTACTCCAAAACGGGGACGCTTGGTAATGTTTAATGGTTCTCGTTATCATTCGGGTAATTGTCCAACCGGTGATAAGCCACGAGCTCTATTGAACATTAATTTTTTACCAGTAAAGGAATATAATGGGATCACTTAAACCTGGCGCAACATACATATATGAGCGTGACAGAGAAACAGTCTACGCTCGAGAATTTGGTGCAGACCCAAGTACTAGACAAGTAGTCGGATGGGATTATGATAAAGAACATCCAAAGTTTGATCCTCGGACCAATGATGGCAGACCGTTACTTGATCATATAATGGACAGCAAAATGTGGGGCGAAATTCGGCGAGAAGCACGTACCAATGTGACTTTACAAAAGGCTCTGGATCGTGTTATAATGATATACAAATTAAGCAAGGACAAAATATAATGGCTTTACATATTGCATATTTTCAACCAACAATTTTTGCAATTGACACAGTTGCGCCGGTTGAATTTAGTAGAATTTTTAACTTAACTGAACAGTTACATGCGCATCCAGAGTTAGATGATGCATCCAATCCGTATACTAGTGTTCGTGGAGGACAGCAAATACAAGTATACCCAAACGATCTTAACATTGATACTAGTTGGCTTGTTGCATACTTAGAAACAATGTGTAAAGGCTACATGGAAATTGTTTCTAAACAGAGTACAACAAAAGATTTAGACATGTGTAGACCCGTTGTTACTAGCATTTGGACTATTAGACAATCCCAAGGACAGTATCAAGAATTGCACAGTCATCCAGGTGGAAATCTAAGCGGAAACATTTATATCACTGCACCCGAGCTTACATTAGATAGTAATCCAAGTGACTCACAAATTGCATTTAGAATGCCGCAAACAAGAGACGTTACTAAATTTATGATGTCAGATATATGGAAGTACAGCCCAACTCCAGGTTCGATTGTTCTGTTCCCAAGCCATATACCACATACCGTTTATCCGTGGAAAGGTATGGGATATCGTACTGTGTTAGCGTTTGATGCTAGATTAGTTCCTAAAGACGAAGTGTTAGAAACAGAGCAACCAAATGAGTGAAAAAATTGAATTAAAAGAGAAACTGTCGGCTGTTGATCAAAATGTCCGCGAGCTGTGGGACGCTATGGATGCAGACCAGCAGAAATCTCTTAAGAACGAATATTTTATTCTTAATCGTTATATTAGCAACGTGCAAGGACAAAAGCGTGAAATTCAAGAACACTTTGTACTAACTGTCAATGAGTATTTTAATAAGAACTGGAATCTTTTACAGAAGCATCCTAAACTTATGTGGCTACTGTTGTGTATGTGTAGTCATAACGGAGAGACTGTATACTTCCATCAATGGTTAGGAAATAAAAAGAAAGATGCCGCAAATAGCAACAAGCGAGTTAAATTCTTAGCTGAAATTTATCCTAATAAAAAAATGGATGAGGTTGAAATGCTGGCTCAGCTAACTACAGATAAAGAGATGAAGGCCCTTGCTAAAACATACGGCATGGATGATGCAACGATCGCAAAGAAATTTAAATGATGGCTGTGGAAGAACAAACGTATACTTGTCAGTATTGTAGTAATAAATTTACTAAAGAAAAAACGTTAGCTGTGCATGTATGCGAGCAAAAACGCAGGGCACTGGCTAAGACTGAAAGACATGTTGTTCTTGGATACGATACATATAACAAATTTTATAGGATGAGTCAAAACTCTAAAGTTGACAAGACCTATGACGAGTTTGCTCATAGTTCGTATTATAATTCGTTTGTTAAGTTTGGTAGTTTTGTCTCTAATGTTAATCCGTTATATCCAGACAAGTTTATAAATTATGTAGTGACTAGTGGTGTTAAATTAGATCACTGGTGTAGAGATGAATTGTATGAAAAATACGTTCTACACTTGATTAAAACAGAACCGGTTGAAGTTGCACTAGAGCGTAGTATTAGTCATATGCTAACCTGGGCAGAAGACCAAGGAAGTGTATGGAATCATTATTTTTTATATGTTAGTCTAAGCAGAGCTACGTACGACATCAAAGATGGTAAAATTAGTCCTTGGCTTGTACTAAATTCAGCAAATGGTAAATCAATGCTGAAGAAGATGGGTGATGATCAGCTATCTGCAATAAGTAATATTATAGACTTGCAATTTTGGCTTAATAAGTTTAAGCAAAAGTCGGCAGATGCTGATTTAGTCAAGCAAGTTGTTAAGGAATCTAACATATGAAAACGAATCATGTAAGTCCTAATCCAGATGCATTACAGCTTGAATTGCAAGTAATCGTGTCAGAAGAAGATAATTCGGTTTACGTAAAGTTTATAGGATTTGATACTATTGAAGAAGCTGACAAGTATGCCGACCACTTAACAGAACACTTACCTTTATTACTTTTTGAATCAGAGATAAAACACTAATGCCAGATATTGATATTGACTTTGCAGACAGAACAACCGCACTTAAAGTGTTTAAGAATGTCACGGCTGCAATCAGCGACAACGGAACTTTTAAAAAGCACAATACTGGAATATATTGTACTGCTATCCCGTACAATCCAATTACAGGAATAAGTACGATAGAGTATAAACAAGCAGAAGAACGAGGTTATTTTAAGTTAGACTTTTTAAATGTTAGTGTCTATGAAGGTGTAAAAGATAGGACACATTTACTCAAGTTAATGGAGACTGAACCGTTATGGGATCTACTGGAGCAAGACGACTTTACCCAACTACTATTCCATGTGAATGGGCATGGGTCTATTCTGAGACAAAGCAAGCCAAAGTCTATAGAGCAATTGGCCGCAGTACTGGCGATGATCAGACCCGCGAAACGTTATCTGATTGGGAAAGATTGGACTACGGTGATGAACGAAGTGTGGACGAAACCCGAGAATAATGAGTATTACTTTAAAAAAGCACATGCTATTGCTTACGCACATGTGGTGGTAGTGCAGATGAATCTAATCTGTGAAAGTATAAGCTACGAGTTTAGTTAACGAGTTTTTCGCACTAACTGTACTGATTTACGCTTTACACGCTTGAGTGTTAGATTCATCAAATTAACAACTGGACCTAGTATTACTCTAACATCCTTACTGTTAAAAGTTTTAACAGCATAAGCAAAGGGTAGTATTTGATCACGACAAATAATGCTAATTGGAAATTGTCTGTTTGATTCCCACCACCAAGTTTCTCCTATTTCTAAAAATAGGGTTTTTTCTTCTGGGGACTTTATTGCATTTAAATCGTAGAAGCTAGTAACAAATTGGTCTTGATTAATAATTATACCAACGTATTCTTCTTCGCCGTAGTTTAATACGCTGATAAAGGGTAATTGTTGTTCGATGTTGTCTCTTAGTTTTGCCATAAATAGTATATAAAGGTCCTGCCAGATGCAAAAAATATCAAGTTATTTATATCCAAATAGAGTACAGCTATTAGCCGATCTGGCAGGATTTACTACGGAGTATACAAACGTGTATCAGAGAACAGTAAAAATATATAATGGTATTGATAATACTATCGAGTTCGACATTAAGAATGCCGACCAAAAGCGCATTAACCTAAGCACACTTTCTANAATTGAACTTAATGTTATGGATTCTCAAGGTAATGCACTATCGAACAGTCCGTACACCGTTACTCCGTTAAATCAAACTACGCACAAGGGTATTAGTACAGTTACTATCCCACAAGATGATTTAGTAGAGTTACAAGATCAATTTTTGCGATATAGTGTTACCGCAGTTAAAGACGGCAATGATATCATACTATACGGCGATTCAAGATTTGGAGCAGTTGGCACAATTGAATTGATTGGTAATGCTATGCCTACCTTTAGAAACGAGCGAGTATACAAAGACTTTTCAGCAGAAATGAATTTAGAAGGTCTTCCTATTCGTAAGTCTAGTTCAATTCCAACTACATTTTACGAAGCTGAAAAAACAACTTCATTAGACTTTGAAATTGCATATACGGGATTTAAAGGCACAATTTGGATTGAAGGTACTACTGAATCAACTATTACTACCGAAGCATTTAAACCAGAAGTTCGAATTTATGAGTTTCCAGAACTAACGGTAGCCGCATCTGGAACATTCACAGTGACCATGGATATCGGTGAATACAAATATTTTAGAGTTAGATATCTTAACTCAAGATTGGCAGATGTTACTGGCACTAATTCGTCCGGAACAACCGGAAAGGTTGACAAAGTAACCGTAAGTTAAGTATAATAGTGCTATGAGTCTCATAGCCGATACATTACTACAACACTTACCCGGTAAACGAAAACAGACCCCAAGCGGCTGGATAAGTTTCAATGCCCCGTGTTGTGATGACAAACGCCAACGTGGCGGCTTTATTATCAATGGCGGCGATGCAGTATCTTACCATTGTTTCAATTGCGGATTTAAAGCAAGCTGGCAACCTGGTAGAACTATTAGTCAAAANATGAGTAAACTAATGCGTGACCTTAATATGGGTGACGATACAATTAGCCAACTTAGATTAGAAGCCCTTAGACTAAATGACAACTCGAATACGGTAATAACAAGTGTTATTCCAAAGTTTGAAACAAGAGCATTGCCACTGGATGCTATTAGTTTTGAAGAGTTAGATACATTCTTAAAACTTCCAGATGGTGACTATGCTGTTCCAACAAAATTTACCGAAGCAGTTGGATACTTGGTAGAAAGAAAGATTGATCCGTTTGCTTATCCGTTTTATTGGGCTAACAAAATAGGATTCAACAGCAGACTTATTATTCCGTTTTTATTCAAAGGTGTCATTGTTGGATGGACTGCCCGTGCTTTCAATGATGCTAAACCCAAGTATCTAAGTGAACAGCAACCTGGTTATGTGTTTAACTTAGACCGTCAAACTAATGAAAGAAATTTCGTAATTGTTAGTGAAGGGCCGTTTGATGCACTAAGTATTGATGGGTGTGCTTTATTAGGTGCTGAGATTAAAGACAGCCAGAACTGGTTACTAAAACAGCTGGGCAAAGAAATTGTGCTAGTACCAGATAGAGACCATGAAGGCCCACGGACTGTTGAACAAGCATTAGAGTTCGGCTGGAGTGTAAGCATGCCAGATTGGCCTGAAGATGTCAAAGATATAAACGATGCAGTGGTTAAGCTGGGCAAACTTGCCACACTATGGCTTATAACTAACGCAAAAGAATCAAATAGTCTTAAGATTCAACTTAGGGCAAAGAAGTGGTTTCCAAAGGATCAAAATGAAAAAAATAATTGACTTTCTATTAACTCCCTGGACATGGTACCAGGATC